TATTTTTCCATCATAGTCTCAATGGGTATTAATTTTTCTTCTACACAACATATACAATCGCATAAATTCATGAGTATAATATTATAAGTAAATACGACAATGGTATAATATTATATGTGAAATGATACAGGGCGAGCGAAGCGAGCCCCATAAAGCCAAAAACAATACGAATGACTCCAAACGGACACCTAACAATGGCTCGCTTCGCTCGCCAAAAAAATACAACCCACAATGGCTCGCTTCGCTCGCCACAACCTAAAAGGAGGGGGCATGGGGGAACCTTGGTTCCCCCTAGTATTTCACCGGTGGCAATGGCGACAAACACAATTTGATATCGCCCATATCAGAACCAATATCATATTTCACAATCAATGGCAAATTATTTTCCAAATATATTTCCAAATTTTGTGACAACGGAGTACATTTAATAAAATTATTTAGCGATTTTATAGGAAATTCTCCACTCATTACAGTAGACGCATCCGGCTTCTTTCTAAACTTTATCGCATCAATCTTGTCTTCCAAAATCGCCGAATCTGCCTTTTGTTCTGTCCTATAAATACGAGATTTCGCAAATTGTCCTTCACATGAAAATATCAAATCATCTCCCACTGATTCAATCTTAATACGGTCCGACAAACCCGTCAAATCACGAATAATCTTCTGAAACCCCGCACTAGGCATATGAATAATTGCCGAATAACTCACTTCCGGTACTTCCAATTCATCTTCTTCCGGCTCAAATAATCGTAGTTTATAGTTATTGCATTGATTGATTTTTCCATTGTCATATTGCAACCCCAAATGAGACACAGAACCTTCGTGATAATCCTCTTTGTCAATATACATGGAAAACAAATCATCATTGGACGTATTGGATATTAATTTAAACAAATGCAATGAATTGGCGCAAATGACTATTTTATCTGGGACACATTCGTGTTTCTCAAATTTCAATTTCACCGCCACCAATGTAGTATGATTCTTATCAAAATTGATAATTTTCATACCGTCTTTGTCTATAATCATTGTCACGTCTGGTACCAAATCTTTCAATGCACTATACAGATTACGTATAGGGGCGATTTGAATCGTTTGCATAGTTAATACATTGCTCTCAACATCCATAATGCGTTATATATGACAATATGGATGTGTTTTATTTATATGCGTTTTGTTATAAAAATTCAATGCGTTCATTTTCTATAAATCCATCCCATTTTGCTTGTTTAATTATATAAAAAATATATATAAATTCATTTTTACAGTTTATTGCAATAATGAATAAAATTGAGTCTGGAGAGAAGCTAGATTTCAACCAAGTTCTTATACGTCCCAAACGGTCTACTTTGTCTAGTCGGTCTCAAGTCAGTTTAGATAGAGAGTTCAAATTCAAGTATTCCACCTATACATGGAATGGCGTTCCCATTATAGCAGCCAATATGGATACCACCGGTACGTTTGAAGTATACCATTGTCTCAAACAACACAAAATCATTACGGCATTGCATAAATTTTATACTCTAGAAGATTATCAAAAACATTATCATTTAGACCCCGATTACTTTATGGTATCCACCGGCATTAGCGACAAAGACTTTAGCAATTTGGAAAATATTGTGTCTTCCATTCCTTGCAAATGGATTTGTATTGACGTGGCCAACGGATATATGGAAGCTTTAGTCATTTTTTGTCAAAAAGTGAGACAACGTTTTCCGGAAAAAATCATTGTTGCTGGAAATATTGTGACTCGTGAAATGGCGGAAGAATTAATATTGAATGGAAAAGTGGATGTATGTAAGGCTGGTATTGGGCCTGGTTGTTTTTCAAGCAATACGAGAGTTCTTTTAGCCAATGGCACTTACCAAAACATTTCAGATATTGAAATAGGAACCATGGTAATCAATATGAATGGTGACCCAGTGAGAGTAATCAATAAATTCAATAAAGGTATCCGCAATACAAGAGAAATCAGAACAAACAACTGGCACGATAATACGTACGTAACCCCAGACCATAAATATTGGATAGGCGATTTGACATCTTCAAGTGATAAATCATTCTCATCGGGGGGTAAAGCAAAATTACTTGACAAAATTACAAAAACAAAACCACAAGAATCCAAATATAAATGGAAGACAATTGAAGAACTGACTAAAAAACATGTTTTATTGTTACCAAACGATATTAAATGGGATTTGCAAAGTGATTTTAAAATTGATTTAGCCGATTTTTGCAAGAAAGGTGAAATATACGACGATATGATTACAACAAACAATAGCAGTCTGTTTAATCGGTACTTAATCTCAAATTATGATTTAGGATACATTTTCGGAACATTCTTGGGCGATGGGCATTCTCAAATTAGTAATTATAAAAACTCTGAAAGAGGGTCGTGCCACTGGTCATTTGATTTAAAGGAAACGCATATAGCAAAAAAACTACAAGAATGTATAAAAAGACAATTAGATTATGACTGCAAAATTCAAGAGAAATCTGGAAACGTATTGACTGTAAATTGTTACAATAAATGCATAAACAAGCTTTTGTCGCAATTTTCCAAAAGAACCAAAAAACATTTACCGAGTCAATATTATTGCACAAATCACAAGTACATACAAGGAATCTTTGATGGTTTAGTAGACTCTGATGGACGTATAGAAGCGTGTAAACATGAAAAATGTATCTATATGTTGTCAAATACAAGCAAATCCATAATAGAATTGTTTTATTGGTGTTGTATGAATCTCAATATCTCGTACTCAGTAGTTATGGCTAAAAAATCATGTGGTACATTACAAGGCACTTGTATTGACAATTTACAAGATAGTTTCCGAGTAAAAACACATACGTTTAATAGATTTACAAAGGATTATGTATATAGTGAAATATTCAATAATAACAAATCAAAAGACCAAGTAACATGGGATATTGAAGTGGATTGTCCGACACACAGTTTCATTGCAAACAATTCAATCGTACACAATAGCGTTTGTACTACGAGACTGAAAACAGGCGTAGGAATGCCACAATTATCGGCAATTTTAGAATGTGCCGATGCGGCCCATGGGGTGGGGGGTCATATTATTTCAGACGGAGGGATTACTTGTCCTGGAGACATGGCAAAAGCTTTTGGTGCGGGTGCCGATTTTGTTATGGTAGGAGGTCAATTTGCGGGACATTCTCAAAATCCAGGAGACACTATAGAAGAAAATGGAAAGCAATACAAAATGTTTTATGGCATGAGTTCCGAAAAGGCGCAAGAAACGCATTTTGGAAAGATGAATAGTTATAGGTCTTCGGAGGGGCGTGTAATGAAAATTCCCTATAAAGGCGATTTGAACAATACTGTACAAGATTATTTAGGCGGATTGAGAAGTGCATGTACCTACATTAATGCAAAAACGATTAAACAAATGGCAAAATGCACTACATTTGTACGTGTGAGTCAACAAGTGAATAACCACTTCAATGGGGGAACCTAGGTTCCCCCATACCCCCCTCCTAGGGTTTGTGGCGTGTGATTCGGCGAGCGAAGCGAGCCATTGTGTGTTGGTGCGAGTGTTGCGGCGAGCGAAGCGAGCCTTTGTGTGTTGGTGCGAGTGTTGCGGCGAGCAAAGCGATCTGTCTCTGTCGTGCTTAATTTGCATCGGGAAGTGAATTAAGCCATTCATACAGTATTTGAGACTCCTTATCCGATAGAGTTTGCGGTTTTTTATGAGATTGGGTTTGATGTTGCTGTTGGGTTTGTTGTTGGGTTTGGGATGATGGTTTATGCGACAATATGGGCTCGCTTCGCTCGCCCTTGAGCCCGAACAAATACCGTTCCATATACGCTTTCTCTCCTGCACGTAATGGGCGGTCGTGCCAATACACCATACGATAATGCGGTTCTGGTTCATGTTTATAATAATGTTTCTTATAATCATTATTATTGTTTTTCACATGGGTCATCCTATATAATAACCCATTATGTTGTTGTTCGCGACAATGCCCTTAGAAAATTCATTCCATTGTCTCTATTGCACATATATTGATTCATTACTTTAGCAGGAGATATCTCATATTCCGGTATAAATTCCAACATATATTTCGGCAATGGATTGCCATAAAAATGCAAATACATTTCTTCCAATAATTCGTGATTTACATTTTTAAATTCATATGTAATGTCAATACGACCTGGACGTACTAACGCAGGGTCCAATTCGTCATAATGATTAGAAGTAATAATAATAATACGTCCAGGGGTTTCACGCACTCCATCCCATAAATTCAAAAAATCGTCCAATGTCAATGGGTCTGGTAAAAACATTTTCGGGTCAAATACACTAGAAGATGACGACGATGAATGATGTTCCACCAACGTTTTTTGGAATTTAGACAATAGTTCATTATCCGATTCACAAGAAGGAGGTGTCACTGAATTCACACAATCACGCCGTTTGACAATATCCCCTATACAATCAATATCTTCAAACACAATGATTTTCTTGTCAAATGTCTTGCTATTTTCTTCGTTGTTTCTATTGTAACGCGTTTCATAAAACAATTGATTCAATTCCGTTTTCGTTTTTATCATTTTCAATGGCAACAAGATGATGTCTCGTTTCGTTTTATTGGCCAATGCTTTTATAAACGACGTTTTCCCAGTACCAGGCGGACCATACAATCCGATGCCTAAATTATATGGAATTCCCTTTTCATCATACCAAGATTTATGATTTAGGAAAAAATCAATCTTCCCCTCCAATTCCTTTTTATTTAGCAAAAACAGATTCTCAAACGTACGGTTGGATTGAAACACTTGTTCTTGCCATAAATCATACTTACTCTCGTCTTCTTTCAACGTCGTTTTCACGGCACTATAAATAAACTGTTTGGTAATGCGGTCATTACTAATTGTGGTTCTATAGTTTTTCGTTATAGTGTCTACATACGAGACCAAGTGCGATACGTTATAATTATAGGAAAACAATTCAATCGTGATTTTTTCCAATTTCGTTTTCACTTTTTCTCCGTCTTGCGATTCAATTTCCGTTTTTATAGTGCAATAAATATTCGGGTCCAACGTAAAATATCGCGATTGACAAACTAAAAAGGCTTGTGATGTAGTGTTAATATCACTATAGGTATTTTCTTTATTGGAAAACAATTCTTTCATTTCATAAATGGATGTATTTTCGTGTTTTACCATAAAATCCAACAATGCGTTGAATCGGTCGCTATATGCCGATGAAACGTAGAGTTCTCCGTATTGGGTTGGGCATGTGCTATTTTGTCCAAAAATGATGATTTTGCTCGGTTTAATGAAATAATGAAGGACGGTGTAATAGACACTATCCCATTTTAAATCGCTCATTTTCTCAATATAGAACAATACATGACCAAATAATGTAATTAATAATGTAGTGATTATAGTGTCCAATAACGGATTGTTTGTCTTAAATTTATCAAACAAGAGCATTTTTATGGTTTGTTGAAAATTCGTAGTACTGCTGTCAATTGTCATCGTTATAACAAAATATAAAACTTAATATGAAATGCATAATACGTTTTATATGGTTTTCTGCGAACACATTTTCAAGGCTTTACTAGACGGTTTACAAGCGTCTTTTAAAATATGATAATCCACTTTGCATACGGGACCACCTGTCAACGCGCTGGCCAAACGGGCACGGGCCCAAGATTGTGCGGTTTGATTGGGGCGAGACCCGCTGCTATAATAAGCCCCGCGTCCTTTTTTGGTGATGCGTCGCAATCCATTTTGAGAACATTTAGACGCTTTTGCTAAAGCGGCGGAAGGGGTGATGTTGTTTACTTTGTATAGTTTTTTCGCCTTTTCCACATGTGACGATTTTTTGTTTTTGTAAGATTTAAGTTTTGGCCGATTTTTATAGATTTTTTTATTGTACAATTTGCGTGTATTGGTGATATTCCTTTTTTGTTTTATGAAGTCCTTGCGTGTCAAATGACGAGGAATGTATTTTAGGGGGATTTTCA